CAAACACAAGATCAATGCTTGGAGACTTTGGTTCAGTTGCACAACGATTTCAAAACAACACAAAGCAACAAGATTATGGTGCTGAATGTTTTGAATTTGATATGGAAACGAATGGGATTAAAAAAATCTCTGGTGACTGGAACTGGATGCAATTTGAAGATTGCTCTGGAGCATTTCAAACACTTGGAGCAGATCCATTCAATTCCCCTATTCCAAACATCGTTTCGTTTATGTGGAATGATGAATTTTTTAATCCAGACTACTTTGTCTGTTTTTGGACACAGAATGAAGCTGATTCTCCTTATTTGAAGAATAAGTTTATTGAAGTCAAGGGATCTAGTTCTATAAAGAATGAAGATCTTAGAAAATATCAACGATTTCAAGAAAGAGTTGATCGACACAATGAAAAGATCAGACTTTATGCAAAACCACAGTTCAGAAATCGATGTCTTTTAGACTTTGAGATTTTTGTCTATCCAACTGCATATTCAGATGGATCATATAAAACTCAAAAACTTGGACAGCTTTGGACTCCTACTCTGGATCATATAGAACAGAGAAAGATATACACAGTTGAAGAATTGACTGAAAAGTTTCATTCTTCTGATCGTGAATATCAGATCAAATCTCGACACATATTTGATCCAAAGAAAATCAGAAAGATCAATCCAAATTCAAATTGGTCTGATCGTTTATATAAAAAATATATTTAGGAAAGTTATGCCATATCCAGAATTGGATCTATACGACACACAAGAAGAAGCTCTTGAACAAGCAAAAGTCATTGGATGTTATATCGATGACAGCTCATTTCATAGAGAACAATATGAGGGTGAGGAGTTTTTTATGCCTTGCAATACTCATCAAGATTATATGGATGCAACTAGATCAGAACAAAGATCAGAACACATTGAAGTTCCAGACTATGTCAGATCAAATGCACAAAGAGGACTCGACAATTTAGATTCTGCTGGAGATGGGCTTGTTGAAAGAACAATTTCAGAAGCAAGAGCTCTGGCAAGAGGATCAATAACTGAGGACAAACTTCGAAGATTATCTGCGTGGATCAAAAGACATCGTGGCGATCTTCAATCTGAACAAGTGAAAGATGGCGAGATCAGTGCTGGTGTGGTTGCACATTGGCTTTGGGGTTCTGGATCAGCAGAAATATCTGTTGGATCAATGCTCGATGGAGCTGATCGGACTATTGCTTGGGCAGATCGAGAAATAAGCAAATTAGATGATGGAGAAAGAACATTGGAAAAAATAGAAGAAAAAATATTCAGTTCTGAGCCAAAACAAGTTAGACCAACTCCAGCTCACGATGTGAGATATATTGTCAATGAGTTTGAAGCTAGATCCCTAGATGGATCAAAAGCTGTGATCAGTGGATATGCTTCTATCTTTGACAGATCCTCACAAGTGCTTGGTGGTGGTTTTGTTGAGCAGATCAAAAGAGGTGCTTTCACAAAAACTCTTCAAGAAAGAGGGACACAAACCTCAAGAGATGACATCAAAGCATTATTCAATCACTCAACAGATTTAGTTCTTGGATCAAAGAGAGCTGGGACATTGAAATTGTTTGAAGACTCAAAAGGACTTCATTATGAGGTTGATTTGGATCTTGACATCACACATCACAGATCTGCGTTCAAGATGATTGAACGAGGAGATGTCACAAACTCAAGTTTTGGATTTGATGTGATAGAAGAAAGATGGTCAGTGCCAGAAAACTCTGATGATCCAGTTTTGAGAGAAGTTTTAGAGACAAGACTATATGAAGTCTCTCCAACTCCTTTCCCAGCATATCAAGACTCTTCTGTCACAGCTGAGAGATCTCTTCAGGGATTATCAAACCTTAGTGGTTTAGATCTAAGAGATCTAATTGAAGCAAATGAAAAAGGATCTTTGAAAGAGCTTTTGCAGAATGAAGATGAAAAAGTTTTCAATGCTGATGCTAGAAAACGAAGACTTGATCTTTTAAAAAATAAGTGAGTTCTGAAGCAAGATCAAGATTGTTGTATCTTTTGAAAAGAAATGATGATGAACAATCTACTCCAGCTCCTAAAGAGGATCAGATCGAGGGATCTAAAACAAATCCAAAAGGATCAGCTGGTGGTGATAGCGATGAAGACATTGAGTTTTCTGAACAAACAGAGAAATCAATTCAATCAAGGATCGATGATCACAATGATGAGGTCAAAGAGAGAAATCTGGCTTCTTGGAGAAGACTAAGAATGTCAGTTGCAAAGAAAGTTGTCAGAAGAGGTTTTGGTGCTTTCTCTACTTCTCATCGACCTAATATGAATCGAGTGCAATGGGGTTTGGCAAGACTTCGAGCTTTTAGCTATTTATTGCTAAACGATAAGCCAGAAGATTCTAAATATATAACAGACAACGATCTTCTTCCTAAAGAACATCCCAAATCTTCAGAGGATTAATTATAAACAAGATTTGATGCAGACTCGATGATGAATCAGTTTGCATTGCCCACAACAACCGACTCGGACAAGTCGAATCGACTTCACTTGTCCAATATTTTAGGAGATAAATAATGGCTAATATCGTAGAGAAACTCTATGAAGAGAGAGCTGGTCTCTGGGAGCAAATGAAAGAACTCAATGATCGTGAGATCAAAGAGGAAAGATCACTTGATGCTTCTGAAAAGGAACAATGGGACAAGATGAATGACAGAATGTCAGAAATCGATGCCAGAGTTCAAGAACTTGCATCTGTTGAAGAAGCAAACAAAAAATCAGAAGAATCAAGAGCAATCTTTGAAACTGAATCTGCTCCAGTCATCGAAAAGGAAGAAGCTGAAACTGATGCTTCTATCTTGAGAAAGATGGCACAAGGTGAAGTCAGATCACACAACTTTGAAAAGAGAGATTTGACCAAATCTGGAGATGGTGGACTAGTTCCTCAAGGTTTTTATGACCAAATAATTGCGAAACTTGATGAGAATGCTGTCGTGAGACAGTTTGCAACAGTTGTCTCAACTGCTTCTGGTGAAGACATCAAGTTCCCACAAATAACAGCTCACAGTTCAGCTTCATTAGTTGCTGAGGGTGGTGCAATCGGTGAAAGCGATCCAACTAGTGCTTCTGTCACTTTAGGAGCTTTCAAATATGCTTATCTCGTTCAAGTATCTTCTGAGCTTTTAGCTGATGAGGGTGTGGACATCGAGGGATTCCTTGCATCTGACATTGGTCGTGCATTAGGAAATGGAGCTGGAACTGACTTTGCAGTCGGAAATGGCTCTTCAAAACCAAATGGCATTATGAATGCAACATCAACTGGCGTGACTTGTGCAAGTGCAACAGCAATCACTTCTGATGAAGTTATTGACTTATATCACTCAGTGACAAGTCCATACAGAGTGAATGGTGCTTGGATTATGAATGATGCAACTTTGAAAGAAGTTAGACAACTCAAAGATTCAAACAACCAATATTTGTGGCAACCATCATTGCAACAAGGAAATCCAGATATTCTTCTTGGTTCTCCAGTTGCTACTGATCCAAACATTGAAACAATTGCAACAGCTAAGAAAGTTATGGCTTTCGGTGATATGAGCAAATATTTCATTCGTGAGGTTCAAGGTTTCCAATTAGATCGTTCTGTTGATTATGCGTTTGCAAACGACTTGGTCACTTTCAGAGCAATATATCGTGCTGATGGTGATCTACTCGACACAAATGCTGTCAAAAGAATGGTTATGGGTTAAACCATATCATTTTTTTATCTGGCAACAGATAAGGTCGGTGCTCTGGCAACAGAGCATTGACTGAGAACTCTTTCTCATAGGTTATTCAACCAATCTATGTCTTTGCTGTCTAGGAGTTCTCAGTGAATTAATTATCGAGGAGATGATATGAAAATCAAGATGCTTGTCAATATGACTGGCTTATACAATGGACAACCAATTCCAAAGAAAGATGAGATCTGGGACACAGACAAAAACAATGCTGTTGATCTTATTGAAAAGGGTTGGGCTGAAGCAGTTAAATCTGCTCCAAAGAAGAAAGCTGATTCTCCAGCTGGAAAAGAGAAATCTTAATGCCAAGACACGATTCAAATTCGTATTGGTCAAAGAAAAAAAAGAAAAAATCTAAGGGATCAAGGAAAAGATAAATGATCGGATATTCAGTTGGGGCTGGGACTCAACACATCTACAAAGACTCAAAAGGTCGGATCTATGTGAATGCTTATGTTGATGGCACATTGACAGATGCTTCTGGATCAGTGACAGTCACAGTGACAGATGAAGCTGGGACAACAATCATTGACAGCCAGACTGCATCAAATGAATCAACTGGTGTTTATTATTATGATCTAGGAATCTCAAACACAGCTGATGTCAAAAAACTATATGCGATCTGGACTGGGACTTGGGAAAGTGTCAGTCAAAAGCTAAGAACAAACCACGAAGTTCTTGGATTTCCATTATTCACTGAAAAACAAGCAAGAGACTTTGATATACAACAGCTCTCTTCTGCAAGTGATTATTCTGATGCTCAGATCTTAGAAGAAAGAGCAAAGATCACTGATCTACTTGAACAGTGGACTGGTGTGTCTTGGACTCCGAAATATAACAGAGTGAAAACAAAAGGAGAACTTGATCGAATGATCTCACTCCCAAACTTTCATATAAATAAGCTGATCTCTGTGAAAATCTTGGGTGAGACAATTGCAACAACAAACTTTGAGATTGATAACAATGCTGGATTTATTTATCGAACAGATGGAACATTTCCAGAACCGACTTCAGAATATCCTCTTCCAGTCATAGTCGAATATGAATATGGATGGGATTATCTACGAAATGGAGTTGATCGTATTGCTTTGAAGCTCCTACAAGATAGGATCATAAGTTCAAACATTCCAGATCGTGCAACAAGTTTCAATGATGAGGTTGGAAATATCTCTTTGGTCACACAAGGAGGAAATCTAAAGAATCCAACAAGAATCCCAGAAGTCAATCAATGGATTGATGAAAACTCTGAAAAGGTTTTTGGTGTTTAATGGCTATCGGATCAGTTTTAAAGACTGTCAGAGATAATCTACACACACAGCTTTCAGCAAGATCTGGATTATCTGGAGTCTCGATAAATAAATATAATCCTATTGAATCAAACAAGAAAGAATTCATATTTTTTGGAGATTCGGATTCAACAATCAACTTTCAAGCATTTGGAAGTGTTTATGAAGAAGATCTATCACTTGAGATCTTTGTCTATGTTTTAAGAGCTGGAGCTGGTGATTCTGTTGCTGGAACTACTGAGAGCAGAGCGATTGCTTTGGCGAATGAAATAGTCGATCAATTGAATGATGACTCAACAATCAATGGAGCTGTCATAGTGGCTTCTATAAACAGCATCAATGTAGAAAACACATTGACTGATGAGGGAAGAGTTTGTGTTGTTCAATTGAATCTCGATGCAGAAGCAACATTATCGGAGTAGAACAATGTCAAAAATTAAATATATTGCAGTCGTAGATTGCGAAATCAAGAAAGAAGAATTCAAAGCTGGTGATCCAGTCAATGTTCAAGTGCCACGATGGATGGTCTTGCAAGGACTTGTTTTGCCAGAAGATAAATTCAAGAAGTTAGAGGAAGAATAAAATGCCAACATTCATATCTGGAAAAGATAACAAAGTTTTATTTGGTGCTTATGATCTCACAAGTTATTTCAATTCTGCAAACTTTTCAAGAGAGCAGAATGTCAGTGAGACAACAACTTTTGGATCATCACAAGCAACCTACATTGGATCAACTGAAACTGCTTCAGCTTCTCTGACTGGTTTTTGGGATGGTGGATCAGATGCAGTAGATGAAGAGCTTCAAGCTGTCATCGGCTCTGCTACTGATACTCCCCTTTCTATTTATCAAGGAGGAGACACTGCTGGGAATAAAGTAGTTCTGTTGAATTCAAAGATCCAAAACTACACAATTGACTCAAGTGTTGCAGATCCAGTTGGGATCTCAGCAACTTTCAATGGTGACAACTTTGGAAATGGGAAGAGCTTATATGCTTTGACCGACACAAGTGCAACAGCAAACACAACAGCTGTTGATTTCGGAGCAAGTTCATCTTTGGGTGGACAAGCTCACTTGCATTGCACAGCACACAGCTCTGCAAATATAAGCGTGAAGATTCAGTCTTCAGCAGACAATTCATCGTTTGCTGATGTCTCTGGATTTAGTTTCACAACACTATCTGGGACAACTTCTCAGAGAATAGCAACAACCAACACAGTGAATCGTTATGTTCGATTAGTGATCACAGTGACTTCTGGTTCTGCAACTTTCTCTGTTGGTTATGCCCATAATCTAAAATAATCGATTAATTTAGGAGAAATATAATGGCTTTCAAATCTGGAAAAGATTCGGCTTTCTCAGTCGATAGCACAGACATTTCATCTTATGTTGATTCAGTATCTCTTTCAAGAGATGTGAACACTTTAGAAACAACATCCTTTGGCTCAGATCAAGCCACTTTTGTGGTTGGAGTTGAGGGATTGCAGATTTCTGGAAGTGGAAGCTGGGATGCAACAAATGATGGAACTATGGCTGGATTATTTGATGGATCACAAGTTGCTTGGGAATACTCCCCAGACAATACAAGTGGACAACCAAAATATTCTGGAAATGCTTTTGTCACAAACTACACAATTGACTCATCTGCTACTGACAAAGTCAGTTTCAGTTTCAGTCTCATTGTGACTGGTGCTGTCACTAGAGGAACAGTCTAAAAAATTATGTCTCGAGCAAAGAGAAAATCTTTAAAGAGACAAATCAAAGGTCTTGGAGCTCTCATCGAAGTCTCTGGTGTTGATATTGCAAACCAGATCAGACTCGTGGAGCTCTTGGGCAAAAATGCTGTTGATCTATACAAGGACTATAACCGAGACTTTGCTGAAAAGGTTGCAAAGGATGTGAGAAGCAGAGTTCCAAGTGATTCTGGAGCTTTGGCTGGATCTATTCGTGCAACTAGAACAAAACAAGGAGCTTCCTTTCGAGTTGGCTACAACAAGAAAGTTCGATATGCAAGGCTCGTTGAATTTGGTGGATATTCCCCATATTCAAGTATCGGATCAAGAGTTCGGAGACTATATAAACCACTTAGACCAGAGGGATATTTCGTTTTCCCATCTGTGAGAAATAGACTCCCAGAAATCCAACGAGATTATGTTCGTGGATTAAATAAGTTAGTGAATCAGCTATATGGTTTTATGGCTGGGAATAAATAGAGGACAAATATGGCAGAAGAAAATCTTCCAGTTGTATTAATCAAAGATAAACAATATCTTTTGGACTATTCAGATATAACTGGCATTGAATGGAGAGAGATCAAGAAGATCACTGGTCTCAACTCTATGGAAGCAATAGCACAAACATCAATGATGGACTTTGAAGCTCTGGCTTCAATTGTTTATGTTCTTGCTAAAAGAGAAGATAAGAGTGTGAAATATGAAGACATCCTTGCTTCACTCACTATCGAATCAATTAAAACACAAGAAGAGCTTGATGAGGAAGTCCCAAAAGCATAAGGGCTCAATATAGGAAGCATCTTCCAGCTTTGAGCCACTTCTTCGGAATCAATGCTTGGGATTTAGAAAAACTCTCTTATGGAGAGATCAATGAATATCTTGATCAATTAAGCAAATATATAAGGAATCAGAATGGCTAGAAAAGGCAACTCACAGATCCAAGTCAATCTTGCTCTTAATACTGATCAGCTTGAAGCTGGACAGAAAAGAGCGATCAGACAATTCCAAAAACTTGGATCAGCTGGTGATGTGGCAAAAGGTGGACTCGGTGCTTTAGGTGGTGGGTTAAAAACAGTCGGACTTCTAGGAACTGCAATGGCTGGATCAATTGCTGTTGCTTCTGGAAAGATGATCCAACTTGCATCTGATAGTGAAGAAAGTGCAAATGCTTTTGGAGTGACATTCAGAGAAGCATCTGATGAGCTCAACAAATTTGTTGATGAGTTTTCCACAAAAGCTGGTTTCACAACTGCTGAATTGCAAGAGCTTCTCTCTTTCACTGGTGGAGTTGTTAAGGGAATGGGAGCTTCTTCTGAAGCATCTGCTGAATTCTCAAAAGAAGTTGCAAAGCTCTCTGGTGATATTGGATCTTTAAGGAACAGAGATCCAGAACAAGTTCTTCGTGCAATAACCTCAGCTTTAACTGGTGAGAGGGAGCAATTAAAGGGACTGGGTGTCGTTTTAAAACAAGTCGATGTTGATCAACGAGCATTGACAATGACCAACAAAAATGCAGTCTCCGAATTGACTTCGATGGAGAAAGCACAAGCCACTTTGACTTTGATTCAAGAAGCATCAGCTGATGCAATTGGAGACTTAGACAGAACATCTGATGGTTTTGCTAACACTCAAAGAAGATTGAAAGCTGAACTCAGAGAGACTGCAACTCAGATGGGTGAAGCTCTTATGCCAACAGTCAATGAACTGCTTCCAGTAGTTTCCTCACTGGCAGAGAAAGTTCTTCCAAGACTTGTTGAGATGTTTAATAATGGCGTGAAAGCTGTCAAAGAGTTCTCTGATCAATTTGGAGATCAGATAATGGAAAGACTGAAAAGAAGTTTTCAAATGTTCAAAGATATATCAACAATCTTTGCAGAAGTTATTTCCAGGATCTTTGAATTTATATCAAACAATAAGATCTTGAAAAAACTATTTGGAGAATTAGACGATGCTGGACAAGGTTTTGCTGATCGACTTCACGAAATAGCTGAGGGCATTCGAGCTGAGAATGAAGCTGAGAAAAAAGCTAATCGAAGAAGAGAAGAGCGACAAGCTCAATATAAAAACTCTACTGAAGCAACAGAAGATCTAACAGATGCAACTGATGATCTAACTGATTCAATTGAAGACAATACTGATTCTGTTGATGATCAGAGCCAAGAACTTCAATATGGTGCAGTTGAATTCGACAAATACACTAAATCAATAAAATCTGCTCTATCTTCAATTAAAACTTTGACTGGTCTTCAAGAAAGAGGAAAGCAAGAACAAGAAGATCTTGATCGTGCAACTGCTGAACTTGAAGAATCAAACATTCAAGTTGCAAAAGCTCAACAAGAACTTGCAAATGCTCAAGCAGAAGTGACAAGACTTCAAGCTGATGGAACTGAAATCACAGCTGAAGAAGAACTTGCCATTCTCAAATTAAAAGAATCTATTCAAGAGCTCACTGATGCACAAGATGGTTCAAGAGAGAAAGAACTTGAACTGATCCTTGCAAAAGAACAACTTATTGAATTAGAAGCAGAAGCAACTGCTCAATCTGATGCTTATCACGAAGCTGTCAAAAGTGTCACTGATGCTGAAGAAGATCTTGCCAAAGCTGTTGAGGATCAGAAGAAAGCTCGTGAAGAACAGATTCAAGCTAAGAAAGATCTTGCAAAAGCAACAGAGGTTTCAGCTGAAGCATTATTGACTGAAGCTCTAGCTGTTAAAGAATTAGAGAAAGCATTTGGATCTTTTGAGGGTGAGACTTTTAAACAAACACTTGAAGAGATTGCAAAGCTAACTGGAAGAAAGATTGCTGAGATAGAAGAAGCATTTGCAAATGCTGGTTTGACTGAAGATTCATTCACAGCTCCATCCACAAGCTCTGATTCTGCTGGATCTGGTTCAACAACTGAGCCTCCTCCAACTTTTCCAGAGACAGTTGATTCATCTGGAGGATCTGGTGGTGCTGGAGGTGGAGCTGGAGTTCAACCATTAAAAATCTACACTACTTTGAATATAGGATCAGAGAAGTTTGAGACTGTCACACAAGATGCACTCATAAGACTTCAAAAACAAGGGAAAAAGGTTCTTTTATGACAGTTGCTTTCAACTCTGATGTGAATCTGACAGTTGAAATTGCATTTGCTTCAGATCCATTAGACACAACACAAACTTTCACTGATGTGAGTTCTTATGTGAGAGAACTAAGTATTGATCGAGGAAGACAACACGATCTTGCTGACTTTCAAACTGGAGTTGCAACAGTGATGTTGGACAACTCTGATGATAGGTTTAATCCTTTGAATGAGTCATCAGCTTATTATCCAAACATTAAACCATTCAAACAGATTAAGATCTCTGCTGAATACAACTCAACAACAAAAGTTCTATATCGTGGATTTATACAGAGCTATCCAGAGTCTTTTGGTGGACAAGGTGCAGATGCTTCATTGAGAGTGAGCTGTGTTGATCTCTTTAAAATTTTAAACTTGAACACTATTGGATCAAGAGGTTGGAATCTTGGACAGTCTGGCTTTTCAAACTTAGGAACTTCAACACGACTTGGTTATGTAGATGAACAAGAACTGAGTTCTGCAAGAATAACAAGACTCTTGAATGCTTTTGGCTGGAACTCTACTGAAAGAGACATATCAACTGGAGATCTGCAAGTTCAAGCTGGACAGTCACTAGAGACAAATCTATTGACTGCATTAAAAGATGTCGAGACAGCTGAACAAGGTCAGTTCTTCATTGGAGCTGATGGGAAAGTTGTTTTCAGAGATCGAAATTATAAAAGAGCAAATCAATTCACTTCTCAAGCAACATTTGGGAATGGAGTTGGAGAACTCCCCTTTTCTGATGTGATCACAACTCTTGATGACTCAAGGATCATAAACATTGTATCTGTCACAAGAGATGGTGGATCAGAACAAAGAATTGCGAACAGTGACTCGATTGCTGAATTTGGTGCAAGAGAAGATTCATTATCTGGCACTCTTAATGTGTCGGATTCTGATGCTCTTGCAATTGCAGAACAAAGACTTGCAAGTTTCAAAGGAACTACTCCAAGACTAGAGGGTTTGATTGTCAATCCTTTGTCTAATACAAGTCTTTGGGATCAAGTTCTGAACAGAGAGCTTGGTGACAAGATAACAATCAAGATTCCTACTCCAGCAAACACAACAATGGAGTTTGATGTGAACATTGACAGAATAAGTCATTCAATCAATGCAAACAGCCAAACTTGGTCTTGGCAGATCAGAACATCTGCTGGATCAGAAGTTGGTGCTTGGGTTTTAGGATCTTCACGACTTGGACAATCAACAAACCTTGCTTGGTAGATATTAGGAGAATTAAAAATGGCATACAAAGGAAATTGGGCAACTGGTGATCTGATTGATTCGACTGCTTTTCAAGAGCTAGTCAATTCAGCAGTTTATTCATTTGCTAACCTTTCAACAATACAGTCTTCCATCACTTCAGCTGTGGATGGACAGATTGCTTTTGCTCAAGACACAGAGTCATATTATCGATATGATTCAGACTCAAGTTCTTGGGTTGCTCTACTTGGTGGAGCTGACATCACAGCTGTCACAATCACAACAGCTTCCGATTCTGGTCTTTCTGGAGGAGCTTCGGCAACTTCTGGAGACTTCAGTGCAACACTTTTAATTGATGCGAACAATCTTGCAACTGCTACTGCAACAGCAACCGATTATCTTGTCATCGAAGATGTGACTGATGGATCAACTAAGAAAGCTCTGATCTCAGACATTGTTGCTCTTGGTGACATCACATCTATTGTCACTCCAGCAAACTCTGGTCTTAGTGGTGGAGCTACTTCTGGAGATGTCACTTTGGAAGTGGACATCAATGGATCTACTTCTGCAACTCCTACAACTTCTGATGAAATATTGATCTCAGATGTCTCTGATTCAAACAATAAGAAAAAAACAACACTCAATGATCTCCCAATATCTTCTGCAACACAATCAGCTCTTGATGACATAACAGCTGGAACAACTGCAATCAGAACTGATATTGCAGTGACAGTTGCAGACAATGGCTCTGGATCACAAAACGAATACTTTCTTGAGGGAGCACAAGATCAAGTTATTAATTTGACTACTGGTTTCAAATATAGGTTCGATCAAAGTGACAATTCAAATACTGGACATCCATTAAGATTTTCAACAACAAAAGATGGAACTCACGATTCTGGATCAGAGTTCACAGATAATGTCACAACAAATGGAACTGCTGGATCTTCTGGTGCTTATACACAAATCGAAGTTAAAGCAGACACTCCAGAGAGACTTTATATCTACTGCACAAGCCACTCTGGAATGGGTGGAGATTCACAGCTCACAGCTGGAGGATTTTCAGTAGATGGTGGAACTATTAGAGGAGACACAGAGTTTTCTGATAAAGAGATCACAAAGTTTGTGGCAAAAGATTATTCAGAAGATATTGCAACAACATCTGATTCTGGAACTTCATTCTCTTCAAATACTTTGACTTTAGATGTTCAAGATGGAAATGTGTTTGACATCACTCTTGATGCAAATGTCACAACTTGGGCAATTAACAATTTGGTATCTGGAAAAGCAACAACAATCACAGTGATCTTGAAACAAGATGGAACTGGATCAAGATTGATGAATGCAACTCAGATCAACTCAACAACTTTCAAGACAGTTGGAGCTGGTGGGCTAACTTTGACCACTGATGCTTCAGCAATTGACATCATAACTGTTGTTTATGATGGCTCAGATTATTATGTCTTTTCTCAATTAAAGATGTCATAAGGAGGACAAATGCCAATCGGTATTGCAAAAGTAGGATTAATTAATGGAATAACTGGAGCACAATATGAGGGGACAGATGTCTCTGCTGATTTGCTCTGGCATATGAAAATGATCCCAGTCTCATCTTTCAACACGACATATGATGTCACAACTGCAAATGGTTATGAATCAAATGGGATCAATGTAGGTGGAACAACCTTTGCTTCAAATGTCATTGTCTATGATGGCAATCAACAATTTGGAGCTGGGAATATAACTGCATCTGGAGAGAAACTTGCAATCTTGAGAATCAATGGAGATCTCACGATCAGCTCTGGATTCACATTGACAACATCTGGAACTTGCAATGGTTTTTATATTTTTGTTGATGGTGATCTCACTGTCAATGGTGCGATTTCTATGTATAACAAAGGCAGATCAAAATCTGGTGGATGGTCTTCTTCCCTAGCAGTGAACTCTTCTGCAAATGAAGTTGCTGGATCTACAACTATCACAATGACTGGTTCTGCATCTGCACACACAAATGGATCTTCAACTGCTTCTGGTCTAACAACTGGAGGAGGTGGACAAGGTGGATCTGGGACATATGGTTCTGGATCTGGTGCAACTGGACACGATTTCTCTGGAGGTTCTGGAGGAGGAGGATCTGGTGGAATTGGTTATCCTCAACACTATTCAGGAGGTGGTGGAGCTGGTGGAACAGCAACATCCTATGCTGGAAAAGGTGGAAATGGTGGAGCTTCTGGACACACACAATGGAGCTACTACACAGCCGATGCTGGAGGAACTGGTGGAACTGGAAATGGTGGAGGAAATGGTGGTTCAAATAACTCCTATAATCCATATGATTCGAGATCTGGTTATGGTGGTCACACTGGAACTGGTGCATCGATGGTTATATATGCAAGTGGAAATTTGACTGTTGCTTCTGGTGGTGAAATTTCAACTGCTGGAAGATCTGGACAAACTGGTGGAACTGGAAGACTTTCTGCTGGAGGAGGTGGAGGTTCTGGAGGTGGGACTTTAGTTGCTGTCTGCAATGGAACTTTCACAAACTCTGGAACTGTCACAACAGCTGGAGGATCAACTGGATCTGGAAGAGGATCTGGTTCATCTGCTGGATCTGGTGGAGTTCTAACTGGTGGAGGTTATTAATGCCACTCACAGCTTATTGGAATCCAGATGATGAGAATCACAGAAATTGGAAAGAAAACTTCGGCTTCACTGAAGAGGACATTCTTATTGATAACAAGATTGAAGAATATCAAGGAGAGAAAAAACTTCCAGTCATAAGAGTTGAAGTGTCAGAATGTTCATATGTTGAAACTGTCCCAGAGTGGATCAATGTTTTGACTGGTGAAGAATTAGGCACTCAAGATGTGACAATCAATGTTGAAGCTCACATTGGAACTTATTATTTTTCAACGAGGACTGAATATGATAATTGGATCTCAAACACACTCAACAACTTTGCTGATGCTGTGGATGATCCAGATGGAGAAACTAATCTCCTAACATTAGCAGTCCTCCCAGATTTGCCATCTTGGAGTGACTCAAATGAAGAATAAGACAATTGATGTATATTGGACTCTGCATCCTATGTTGCAGATCCCAACTTCTATCTTCAGAGATCCTATCAAAGAAGATGTTCTTGCTCCTTGCCCAGTAGTTGCTGACTACAACAAAAGGATCAGACTTATAACTTCTCCTTATAATGTTGAAATATCTCCTCAATGGAGATACAACCAAGAGAAAGATCAATATGAATTTCTCTACTTTGATGCAGATAGCTCTGATCTGAGAGATGAATATCTTTGGGGATTAGAGACATTGAATGTGACTGGACAAGAGCTTTGGTATCATCCAGACAAAGCACAGTTTCAATATATTCTTCCTTATATATTTTTATCAGAAGAACCAGTGACAATGTATCTGCAAGGTCTTCAACATAGTGAGACAAGATCACAACTTGATGAAGTCAGATTCATTGAAGCTGTTTTGAAGATAGATGAATATCCAAGACCTTTGTCATCAGCTTATGCTTTTCAAAAGATGAAAGACACAAAAGCTGTATTTGTTAAAAATCAACCTCATATGAAATTGATATTTTCAGAAAGAGTGAGACTTCATAAGTTCACTCCTACAAGCAAACTAGAACACTGGTTGAAATCTAATAATAATGTGACTTCATATCAGAAAGGGACAAAGTCTCTATTTGATTTGATCTCTAAAAGAAAACCAAAACATTTGTTTAAAGATATAAAAAATAATATTGAATACTCGGAGGCATAATGGAACTCGAACTTTTAAGATTTAGCTCAACAAAAGACTCAACTTCTGGAATCTTATCAAAGATCAATGAAGATGGATCAAAGGACTTTCTTGCTTATACAGTGGAAGATCCTTATCGAGAAAAGAAAGTCAAACACATCACAAGATTTGCTGATGGTCGTTATCAGATCAAGTTCAGATCAGTTGGTGGCTTTCATTCTCGTTATTTGCAGAGATATGGAGCTGACTATCACAAAGGAATGCTTGAGCTTCAAGATGTCAAGGGTTATTCAGATGAAGAATATAAGTATGTCTTGATCCATTCTGGCAATTCGGCAAAGTCGAGTTCTGGGTGTGTCATTATCGGTGACACTCAGACAAACAACCAGATCAAAGAATTTGGTTGGGTTGGAGCTTCTCGAAATAACTATCTGAGGTCATATCAGATTATTAGAGATGCACTGCTCAAAGGTGATGAAGTTTGGATCAATGTGATTGATTATGATCACAAACCAAACGATCAGAAGAACTCTGAACAGACAATCAAGATCGGTGGAGGTATCTTCTGCCGACAATGTGAAACCAAATTCACAATTCAATAAAACAAGAATCGAGGACAACAGTGGCAAAACAAACACTTAAAAAATTTGCATTGGACAATCCATTGCTATCAAGAAAGAGATCATTTCTGGATCATCCAGAGATTAAGGATCTAACTGAAGAAGCTATTGCTGGGATCAGAGATGGAATCCCTCCAACTACTGCAACTCATTGGTTGATCAAAGAATCCCCAATTGAAGTGACAGTGAAGTTTCACACAATAAGAATGGATTTGAGCAGTCGTGCCAAAACAAACTCTTAAAAATTATAATAACAAAAATTTTCATAAAAAAGGAAACGACAAATTAATAAGAAATTATGGTATTGGTGCTCAGATTATTAAAGATTTAAAGATTAAAAAAATGATTTTAATTACAAAATCACCAAAAAAGGTTATTGGTTTAGAGGGTTTTGATATAA